GAGATCAGAAGAAAAAAAATATTCATTGATTACTCAACGACCCCCATATTCCGCTTAGTAATCAATAACTTACGTGATAGTGCATAAAACGTGAACTATCACTTAGCTCTCGCAAATCGGGGGGTTTTTTCTTGTAGGATATAGTCATCATCATAAAAGCCTATAAATATAGGCATTCCATGCAGAGAATTAAATATACAATGCGCGAAGTGTGTCAGAATATTTGCACTGAGCATATCGCATTGTATATATCGCATTAGATAGAGGCGGTCTATCGGATTGAGTATCTGGATTGACAACATCAATCGGAGTACACTCGCGCAATGGGACGCAAAGCACGAAGAGAAATTACCAAGGCTATCAAGCCATTGAAGCTATATGACCATCAACAAGCATGCGTTGATGCATATGTGCGAGATCAAATACGCAAGTTCTATTTGGTATGGCATAGACGTGCAGGCAAAGATACATTTGGCTTGGACTTTGGACGGGAGAGAATGCTAGAGCGTGTGGGTAATTACTGGCATTTGTTTCCGTTTCACATCCAAGCTAAGCGAGCTATTTGGAAAGGTATTGATGCTAGAGATGGAGTTAGGTTTATTGATCGTGCTTTTCCTGATCGCTTGAAAGAGCGGGACAATGATACTGAGATGTCTATTGTTCTGCCCAATGGTTCTACATGGCAAATGTTGGGATCAGATAACTATGATCGTATGGTAGGCGGCAATCCATGCGGAATTACATTTTCTGAATGGGCGTTGTGTGATCCTGCTGCATGGGACTATATACGTCCTATTCTTGTTGAGAATAAAGGGTGGGTGATGTTTATCACTACTCTGCGTGGACGCAATCATGCATATCGCATGATGAAGCAACTTGAAGGCGCGGAAGGCTGGTATGTTGACATCAAAACGATTGAAGACACGTACAGGCATGACGGGCAAGCAATTGTCACGAAAGAGGACGTTGATAAAGAAATCGCCGAGGGTATGGATGCAGCACTTGCCAGACAAGAATTTTATTGTGACCCAGATGCGGCCAGTAGTGGAGCTATCTTTGGACGGCAATACACCCGTCTTACGTATCAGAGTGGGAAACCGCACGAGAGCAACAATCGTATCGTCCGCATTGCGTGGGGATCAAAAGCAGAAGGTATCAGCGCAATAGCATTTCAGGATAATCATGTTATAGCTGTGCATACATTTGCTGAGCAAAATATTGTTGATGCTGTTCAATCAGTAGTGCGCAGGCATCCAAATAATCATTTAGTGCATCATGCTGTGAATCCTGATCCATCTTTGTTTAGTAGCTTGGATGGATATGGCGTAGTTGCGTCACCTCTTACTAAAGATGTACATATGCAGCATGGTCATGTAGCTGCAATGTTGAACATTTGTGAAACTACATCCATAGCTAAAGAGAAGCTTATGGACTTCTCAATGTCTTATGCTCCGTTTAGAGATCAAGTAGAAGAGCATGAGTTAACAAACGATTCACTATCTGAGGCTTTGGCAGTAATGCATACGGCACAAATTTTAAGGACGATTGTTAGCAAGCCATTAGATTATTCTCGTGCTGACAGAGGTGTTATCTAATGAACGAGAATGATGAGAAAAAGCTGGCTGGGCAATTAAAGCGGCAATTAATTAATTGCATAGGTTTCGAGGGAGATGAATTAGCAGTTTCTAGGAAGCAAGCCTATGATTATTATTTTCAACGGAAACGTGGAGATGAAGTTCCTGGACGGAGCGAAATAGTTGCAGGTGATGTTAGTGCAATGGTAGAGGCTGATTTGGCTCAAATGGTTGAGCCTTTGTTAGCAAAGCGTATTGTTGAGTTTTGTGCTTATGATGAGGCAGACGAAGAACAAGCACAGCTAGAAGCAGATTGCGTGCAGGAAATGATTTTTGCTCGCGAGAACGGATTCATTGAGCTTACTAGCTCTATTAAGGACGCATTGTTAGTAAGAAATGGAATTCTAAAAGTATATGTTGATGAGAGGACGCATTACCAAAAGGTAAGAAGGACAAATGTTGCGCCTGAAATTGTTACAGACGTTCTTGATGGAATTGGTGAAGTCACTGTTCACAGTTACGACGCAGAATCAGGAAGTCTCTCAGCCACAGTTAAAAAGGTTACGCGTAAGTTTCGCGTTCAATCGATTGCGCCTGAGAATTTCCTATTTCCGAAAAATTGGGATAGGCAAGACTTGGAAAACATACCGTTCTGCGCAGAAAGGCATGTTGACCCAAGATCAACGCTTGTTGAGCGTGGATTCCCAAAAGAAAAAGTAGCTAAACTGCGTCGATATAATAATCCGTGGCAGCAAGCTACGGATGCCCGGCTGCCCCGGAGTGTAAGCCCACAAGCATTTCCATTTGATAAGTCGCAAGAACTTGTTGAATGGTATGAATGCTATGTAATGATGGATGATGGAAATGGCGGTGCTACTCTTCATGTTATATCTGTTAGTGATAAATGGATATTGGAAGATGATGAAGAGAATACGATTGTTGGTTACGCAACTGGTGTAGCGTTCATTAATCCTCATACATTTATGGGTATCAGCCTCTTCGATAAGCTCAAATCTACGCAGGATGAAAAGACGGCTCTTAAGCGCGCATTACAAGATAATCTGAATGCAACTAATAAAAATCGCACTGCTCATTTTGACGGAATCGTTGAGGCTGATGATTTAACAGATGGCCGCAATAATGGAAGCATTCGTGTAAAAGCGGGAATTGTTCCAGATGTCAGAATGGCAGTAGCAGCGTTTGCGGTACCTGATACATCTGGAAATATTCTAGCGAATATTCAGCATACAAATTCTGTGCGTGCTGAAATGGGTGGAGCAGCGCTTGATATGGCTTCTGGCCCTATGCAGTTGAATGATAGATTGGGCTCGCAGGGTTTAGATCGTGCTTATAGTGTGATGGAGCAGCTATCGCAATTTATGGCGCGCGTGTTTGCGCATACTTTGTTGCGGGCAACTTATAAAGTTGCGCATGAAGTTCTGCGTACACAGTGGCAGCAGCCTATTAAATTCAAACGCGGCAAAACGTGGGTGCAAACTGATCCCACAAAGTGGCCTGTGCGTGATTCGGTAAAGGTTAATATGGGCAAGCCGTTGAATGAAAGAGCACGTTTATCAGCCATTCTTGATAGCTTAATGCAGAAGCAGATATTGCTAGCGCAGAGTGGAATGGAGGAGATTTTAATAGATGTGCAAGCATTCTATAACACGCTCATCGATTGGATGCGTATCAACGACATTGAGATTCCTGAGCGTTATTTACTCGACCCGAGAACGCCTAAAGCGCTCGAAGCCTTTAAGCAGAAACATGAGCAGGCTGCACAAGCTGCACAAAAGCAGGATGCTCTAATGCAGCAAGCAATTGCTTTTGAACAAGTTGGCAAGGCATTAGAAAAGTATATGCACGATTCTGATTTGCAATTTAAGTATTATCAGACAGTGCTAAATGCTCAAATTGAGGAAGCCAAGATTGCGAAAGACGGTGTTGTTGACTTAGCAAAAGCTAGAAGCGACGCCGCAAGTGCAAGGAGTAAAGAAAATGACACCGGAACAGCGAGCGTTAAAAGCGAAGGAACTAGCGGAGAATCCGCTGCTGCATGAGATATTGAATCATGCAGAAGAGAATTGTATTTCAGCGTGGAAGATGGCCCAAACCGCAGAGATGCGAGAAAGGCATTGGCAGACATTTCAAGCAATATCAATTTTAAGGAGTGAGTTAGATGGCACAGTCAAACGCGCGCTCAGAGACGAACGCGCCAACCCAAACGCAGGCAAATAGTCAGCCTGAAGCGCCTGTATATCAGGCGCGCCCGCCTCGCAATCAGAAGTTTGTTAAGCAGTACGAGCCTGCCCCGCCACAGGTAGCAAAAGTGCCTGTTGTTAAGCAGGAAGCTAAGCAAATGCCTGACAAGGGGAATACAAGTCAGAGACAGCAGCAAGTCGATATCGATGAACCTAAGAGACTGTCTTTGGCTGAATTGTTTGCGCCAGACACGTTGCAACGTGAGAACGGAGACAACGATAACGATTCTGGTCCTGTCGATAGTATCGATGGAGTTTCTAAGCGACTAGGGTTAAAGCCTGAAGAGGTTTACTCTATTAAAGTTCCTATGCCAAACGGTGCCGAGCCGGTCACTATTGGCGACTTAAAGGACAGAGTAGGTGAGCTTGTTGATTTAGAAACTCGGGAAGCGCAATTCGATCAACGTCGCATTAAAAGCGAAGGTGAATTGCTGCGCGCTCAAACGGAGTTGCGAGATGTTTTATCAATGATTCCGAAGGAAAATATTCCTACCGGAATTGTTGAGAAACTACGTAAGCGACATGATGCAACAGTAGCACGCGAGCGTGAGTTAACGCTCGAACATATTCCGTCATGGCAAGATCAGAAAGCTTGTGCAGCGGATATTGAAGGCATTAATGAGATGCTGGCCGATTATGGTTTCGATGATACGTTCATTACAACTGTAGTTGACCATCGTGCACTGAAGTTTATTCGTGATGCTTACCTTAGAGATAAGCGCATCAAGGCTGCATTGGCGAAGGTGACTACACCTACTAAACGCGGCAAAACTCCGTCTAGCAAAACGGGCAAAGCTGCTAAGAGCCCGAATGCTTATGAGTCGCAGACTTCACGACATAGCGGTGCGGTTGCAGATGAGCGCACTAGAGTAAAATCGTTATTCGGTGATTAAGGAGTTTTTCTACTGTGACTAAGAAAATGATTGTTCATTCTAACAACGTATTCGATTGGGCAACGCTCAGTCTGGAATCGAGTGTTAAGAGTGAGTACAACGGTCCCGTTGCATTGATGGCTGCGCCAGATGACTACCTTGACGTTCAGGATTTGAAGAACGTTGCAGCGGGTGGATTGGTTCGTGAAGATGTCTTAGATCAAATCTTTGATATCAGCGACGTGCCTACTGTCTTTCTTGACATGATTGGGACAGATGGATTCACAAACAGTTACTCGGAATGGACTGAAGATAAGTTGTCGGCTCCTAATACTGCAAACGCAGTTATTTCGGGCAGTGATCGCGCGTCAACAGATAACGATGCCACAGTCGCCAACGCTAAGCGCGCTGGCAATCATGCCCAAATCTCAACCAAAGAAGTCTTTGTAACTGAGCGTGGGCAGGCTGTTGATAGCATCGGTCGTTCAGATGAGATGGGCTATCAAACTGCAATGCGCATGAATGAACTGCGTAGAGACGTAGAAGCAATTACGCTTTTCAATCAGGCAAGTGTGCAGGATAACGGCAATAACGTTGCGGGCAAAAGCGCGGGTTTTCCTGCGTGGATTACTACCAATATCAATCAAGGTGCAGGCGGTGCTGCTGGTGGATTCCAGACGGGTACCAAACTTGTGACGGTGCGTACTGTTGGTGAAGGCCGTGGACTTACTTGGACACTGGTATCTAATCAAATTGAAAATGTGTGGAACCTTGGCGGCAATCCAGTTGTATTGATGAGTGTTGGCGGAGTTACTAAACGGCTTGGTCGATATTTGTTTACAACTCCGTTTGCTGCGGCTCCGACAGCAAATATCAGTGGAACAGGCGCAGGTGTTGCGCAGGTTTCTCAAGGTTACATTGATACGTTCAAAACGGACTTTGGAACTTTGATGCAGATTGTTCCGAATCGTTTGCAGCAGACATATGCGGATGCGGCTGGCGGTGCGGCGCAAACTGTAGCGGATGTCTTTGGTATTGATCCGCGATTCTGGAAGCTAGGCTTGCTGTATGGATGGAAAATTGATGTTCTGGCAAAGCTTGGTCTGTCCTATCGCAAGATGCTGCATGTTGACTGGATGCTCAAATGCTATCTGGAACGCGCGCAGTTTTTGATTGCGGATATTAACCCGACAGTTGATGTTGTAGCTTAATCGAGGCTGAAACTATGAATCCCATGCTGCGCGCCAAGGCTTTCTTTGATAGTTCGCTAGATAAGAATCGAAGCATTTTCGAGTCTGTAAAGCGAGTCAGAGAAGGAAACGAAGAACATAGGCATGCGCCGTTTGCTCGGCACACTATGCGTATTCCTATTGAAGACTTTCAGGCGTTGCAGCGTTTCTATCCTGATCTTGGTAATTACCATGATCCTGAAGCACAGCGCGCGGCATGGGATCGTTTTGAACGCTCAGCATTTGCTGAGCGTTATCGCGTCGGGCACATCCACAAAGGCGTCATCAAGAATGGAGTTATTAAAACATGAATCGCTCAGAACTTATTGATGCTGCTTTTGGTGACGCGCATCGAGAAGATTATATAACTTTGCATAGCTCGCGGTTCGTCGCTGAAGCTGAAGCATTGATTTATTCAAAGTTAGAAGCGTATGGACTCACATACAATCTAACGGATGCAGATAGAGTTATTGCTTTAGATAGTGAGTACAACTTACCATCTAAGCTTGTTACTGTGCGGAAAGTTTTTTATAACTATGTTCCGCTAGATCAACGTGATGAAACTTTTGTTGCTCATTGGCGTTCATCGCCTGATATTGTTGCGTATGTAGTAAGACCAAAGACAATAGTATTTGCAGGTGTTCCTCCTGTTGGAGTTACTTTAAATCTACACTATTGGGGGTTGCCTGCTGCGTTAGTAGGAGGCACGGATACTAATACGTTATTGAATGATTATCCGCAGCTATATAAGAGAGCAATACAGGTTTCAATTTATTTACGTGCTGAGAATATTCCAGCGAAGCAAGAAGCATTTAATGATGTTGTCGATCTAATTGGCAGCATCAACAGCAAGGTTAAGAAGCAATTGGCTGCGGCTGAGGCTTCTAATCCTTATAACACTACATGGCGGAGTAGCTACTAATGGGACTTGAAAGCGCAACTTATATTTCGCAGCTTGTAGAAACGAATCCGGTAGGTGCTACTGATCCGAAGTCACAAGGTGATGACCATATTCGTTTAATCAAGGCTGTTCTTAAGAATACATTTCCAAATATCAATGCAGCAGTTAATGCCAGCGATGAGGAAATTAACTTCCTAGTAGGACTAACAACGCTTGTTGAGACTATCAAAGGAATGGGATATACGAGCCAGAATGCTCCATATTCTTTAGTAACAGCAGACAATGGAACATTTATCGACATATTAACTTCAGGCACAGTCACGTTGCCAAATTTGGCAAATAATTTTGCTTGTAACTTAGGATTCCCAAATGCTGGCGCGACTTTATCATCTTCTAGCGGAACGCTTAGTTGGTATAACGCTGCGGGCGTGGCGCTTCCTACAGGAAATAGAACTATCATTAGGGGTTCTGTCGTTACTGTTCATCGCGTTGGCGGTGCTTGGCGTTGCTTTGGTAGCGGAGTAAGTTAATGGCTACTGGTGTCGCGATTGGTATGCGCGGCATTAGTGCTGCTGCATACGAGTTTATTAATGTTCTTAGATACACATTGACAGCAGGGGAATTTACTAGCGGAAGCGGATTCAGATATACAGGTTACGGCTCAAATGGTGGCCCAGTAGTCGGCAGCACAACACCGTCAATAGTTGGGTATCCGAATAGGCATGTTGATTATAAAGAAACATTGCCTGGGCCAACTGTAAGCACAACGTCAGATATCTTAGTTGGGCTATCTGCTACTCCGTTAACAGCAGATTGGCTTGTATTTATGAGTGTCAATGGAGTTATCAAGACTGGTCCAACAGCAGAATTCTTTACTAATGCAGGATTGAGCGGGCAAAATTTAGGATTCTGGAGATGGAATATGCCGAATGCTCCAACAAACCCAAATCCTGCTGGTGTTCCTTTTGGTTTCGTCAGCGGTAATAACTATCCGGTTATTATCATTCATAAATAGGAGCTTGATGATATGTGGAAAGATCACGGAACAAAAGTAATAGGTGCTGTGGGAACTGCTGCGAGTATCCTTGCTGCGGCCGATCCTACGCAAGTAGCAGTGTTGTTAGGCAATCGTGCACCCTTTTATGTGACTGCTGCACTGAGTATCTTAACGATTTTGCGCGGATTCCAGAACACCGCGAATCAACAGAAATAAAGGTGCGTAAATGAAGAAGACCCTACGCCCGTCCGGCGGACACATTTTAGACTTAGATCCGTTAGAAGTTGCGGATCAGTACCTTTCCCGCGCGCATAATGTGAACACACGGAAAGGGTTTCCGTCTCGAATTGGCGGGCGTAGGGTCGCTTATAGTGGCACAGGTGGCAGCGCGCTGCATGTGATGAATTTTGTGTTGGCTGATTTTAATTGGTGGGTATTTTTTAAAGCGAGCACTATCATTGCAAGACAAGCTGCAACCACAGCAGATATAACACCGGCTGGATTGAGCGCGGTTGTCAATCCTTACGAATGGGTGAGCACTCTATTAAATGGTATTCCGTGTTTTACCAATGGAAAAGATGTTCCTTATTATTGGGATGGAGTTGCAGCTAATGATGCTGTAGTGCTTCCTGATTGGCCAGTTGGAACAGTAGCAAAAGGAATTGGAGCATTTCGGTTTCATCTCTTTGCCTGGAATTTGGAAGATGCAGGCGGAGTATTTGAAAATAAATTTATGTGGTCGTCTGCTGCGGAACCGGGAGCGGTGCCAGATTCATGGACGCCATTGGCTAGCAATGAGGCAGGATCAGCGTTTTGCCCCGATACACCTGGAAGGATAGTTACGGCTGAAGCATTAGGCACGCAATACATGCTCTATAAGCCAACTTCCTTTTATGCAGTTGAGTATGTAGGGCAACAGCCTGATAACATTTTCAGTGTGCGTCCTATTAATAGATCAGTAGGTGCATTGTCGTCGCACTGTGTATTAGAAATGGGTGCCCATCTTGTTGTTGGAAACGATGATATCGTTTTAACAGATGGAATTAATACGCGCAGCATTGCTGAAAATCGCATCAAAACGTATTTGGCTAATCAGATTGATGAGACTAATCAGCAAAATGCATTTGTATTGAGAGACATCAATAAACATGAGGTTTGGGTATGTGTGCCAGAAGCAGGCAATCAGTTTTGTACCGTGGCGCATATTTGGGATGAGAAAAGAGATAGTTGGGTCACACGGGATTTAAATGCAGTACGGCACGGAATAACTGGATTTGTAGCAGATACAGCAGTTGATAACACCTGGGATGCAGATTCAAACACATGGGATAGTGATGCAAATGCGTGGACAGAGAGCGCTATTAACACACGATTGCGTGTTGTTACCTTAGAGCCATCTGACGCATTTGTTGAAGATACAAATGATTTAACAACCATCACAAGTCGCTTGCAAAAGTATGATATGACTTTTGATGATGACTCACAGCACAAGTTGACGCGCAGAGTATGGGTATATGGAACAGGCGCAGGCATGACATCAATGCAAGTTAGATTAGGTGCGCGCAACGATGTTAAAGATACTACGCCGATATCATGGGGAGACTTCAGAACGATTCAATCAGATGGAGTCCCTTACGAAGTCGAAGGCCGGTATATATCCGTTGAAACTCAACAGACGGGAACTGATACTTATACTGTCAGCAAGCTTATCGTCGAGGCAGAATATAATGGAGCCTATTAATAAGTATGTTGCTGCCACAGCACCATTAGAAGGTGGGTTAAAGAAATATACGCATGATGAATTTTTGAAGATAGAGCGGGCGTTTGGCTCTATTTTGGATTTGTTTGGTTTAATCCTTTATCCAATTACACAGGAAGAAATTGATGAAGGATTAACAAATGCGGATTTGTTACGTCGGTACCCGGAAGGCGATATTAGGCGATACAAAGCTACAGAAGCAGACGCATCTAATGCACTTCAAACAGCTATAGAAGTAATGGAGCGGCATGGAGGCGGACGTGTATGGGTTCCTGCTGGTATTTGGGGTATCACGACAGATCACAATATGCGTGATGGTGTATGGATAATGGGTGAAGGATATGGCTCGCATTTGCGTGTTGTAGATGGAGCCAGCTTTACCAATAACATTATTAAGTTTGAGAATGTCACAGGCGCGGGCGTTCAAAATATTAGACTGGATGGCAACAGAGCAAACACAGGCGGAGGAACACGTTATGGCGTTTATTTTGGCAGTGCTACGAAATGCAGCGTTTTGGCTTGCTATGTGCACTCTTTCATTGGCGATGCTATTCATCTTTATGACTCTGATAATGCTACCTGTAGTCTTAATTACGCTTGGGATAATGGTTTCCATGGGATTGAATTGGAACAACTCCGCGATTCTGTGTGTAACTCTAATACTTCTGTCGGCAATGACCTACACGGTATTTTCGTCTTTCAAGGTGAAGTTGGCGCGTCAGGTAGCAAAAGATTAGTAGTAAATGGAAATACCTGTGATCACAATACACAGTCAGGAATTGTGGTGCAGGGTGAGTTATGCGAAAATATTGGAGTTACCAACAATAATTGTTCGTTGAATGGCGAGCGCGGAATCATGTTATTCGATCAAGTTAAATATGCTAGATGTCAGAATAATACGATTTCTGAAAATGGTCACTTTGGTATATATGCATATCGAATGTCTGGTGCAAATATTTCGGCAAACACTCTGCGGAATAATAGTCAGGTGAGCGCTGGAAGTTATGATGAAATTTTACTAGAAGGTGATGCAACTCAGTATTCAACTTATAATAGTGTTGTTGATAACACGATTGTAATTGACGGAGCGACTAAAGCACGTTACGGGATCAAAGAGGCATCTACAAATGATGGGCCTAATATCATTCGCAATAACAACGTACCGTTTAGTGGCACTAGCGGTACTATTGCTGTTCTTCATGAGACTGGATCACCTAACAGTTTTCGGCTATGTCGTGGCAACATTGGACGTGTTAGTGAAAATGGGGGTTTGGCTACCTTTAGTGGAAATGGGTCCGCGTTCTTCTTCGACATTGCGCACGGGTTAACAGCAGATGAGCCGCGTTTGTATAGTGTCACACCTGCTAGCGATGCTGCTGGCACTGCTGGTACCGCTGGCGCAGATGCTAGTTTTTATTGCACGTCTGACGCGACTAATATCAGAGTTATTTTCAAGAATTACGTTCCACCTTCTGGAACTAACAACGTTGCTTTCCGCTGGTATGCGGCACATTAGGAGTTATCAATATGAGTCTTGGTGCAAGTGCAAGCAATGCGAAGAGTCAGAACACAAGTGATGCAACTTCGCAGAGTATTCAATCATCACAATCGCAATCTAACAGCGGGCAAAGTATTGCATTTGGTGATATTTTTTCGCAGTTGTATGGAAATGCCACTAGCGCAGCAGGCAGAGCAGTTGCAGGCGCTCAAGAATTAGGCGCCACGGCTAGACAACTATTCACAGGCGGATCAGATTTTCTTTCTAACTTAGGAAAAGATGCTGGCACATCTTATCTAACAGATCAGTTAGGAAATAATGATGTGCAGGATGCGCAGTTAAATACTTTGCGAGAACAGACAGGAAGGTTATTTAGTGAAAATATCAACCCTGCTATTACTTCTCGAAATGTCACTGGCGGCACCCTTGGGGGTAGCCGCCAAGGTGTGGCGCAGGCACTTGGCGCGGGAACAGCGGCAGATGCTTTTACAGCAGGCGCAACTCAGATTTTGAGCAATAATCAACAGCAGAAGAATGCTGCTGCAACAACCATTGCACAAAATTCATTGAGTGGTGCTTCTACTGGATTAGGAGCGTTACCAAATCTTCTAAATCTAGCTACACAAGGAAATAACTCAGAATTGGGAATCTATGGAGTATTAAGCCAAATTTTAGGTGGGCCAACTACTCTAACAAGTTCTAATTCTGTTGCTAATTCACTGGCGCAGGCATTCTCACAGGCCAGCAGTCAAGGAACGTCGAAGAGTAGTTCTTATGGTGTGAGCGTAGGAGTTTAAGAAGATGGCAAAATCAAATACAGTTGATATCCTTGGACGTAGTGAAGATTTGCCTGCACGGCCAGGACCAACAGGCTTAGCTGCTTATACTCCTTTGCAAGCTGGCCTATTGTATGGCGGCGCAGCAAGTGCGGTATTAGGGCCAGTGGGCTTGTTAATAGGCGCAGGTGCAGGAATCTTATCAAAGAGACTGCGCAAGAATTTTATGGATCGAGAAACAGCGGATTTGCAGAATTTGCGTGTTGAGCACCAAACTATTCAAGATGAAATTGGTGCCGAGATGAAAATTGCTGATCCAGATGAAAAGAGAATTCTAGGGCATGCGCAAGCACTTGCTACAAACGGCTGGTATAAATTAGCTAGTGGTGATGAAGCTGGCCGAGCTATGATTGACCGTGCAAATGAACTGTCATTAAGTGTAATGACAGCGGATAGAGATGCACGCAAGCAAGAACAGTCGGCCCAGGCTAATACTCAGCGTGGATTGATTACAACTGCGGCCAATGATTACCGCATACAGTATCAACAAACTATGCAATTAGGGGATCAACTAAATCAGCAAGCGGCACGAGTGCTCGACCTAACATCACAAAAGGACTTCGACCCAAACAAGCCTTTTAATAAGGCTATCTTGGCTGAATTACTTTCTACAGGAATTGGAGGATTTTATAAAGATTCTCCAGATGTGTTAGATGCGGTAACTAATGGCGCTGGCGCAATCGGCTCAATCATAGGAGCTAGGGGCGGGCCTGCTGGCGCTGCTATTGGTGGGGAAGTTGGTAACATTGTAGGTGCATTGACAGGCGCAATCAAAGCAAAAGACTTTGTTGTTACTAGAGAAGACTACAATAGAATTGCATTCAATATGCGCAAGGTAACTCAGCAATATGGTGGGCAGCGAATGAATACGCTTGCTCAACAGGCTGAGAGCTTGAATAAGTTTGCGCAGCAAGTTGGAGCGATTCCGCAAGACTATCATCTAGGTGATTATGTGTCAGGCGGAGTCAAAGAACTGAAGATGATTCCAGTTCCTAATATGCCTGCTGTACAGCAAACCGATGATGCTGTTAACAGATTGAAAGGAATTGAGCCACCTTCAGAACCATATGTTGGACCAATCAATGAAAAACTGCGAGCGTTAGAAACATGGATGAACAAACGGAAACGGCCGACCAATTAATAAGTCGGCTTTATGAAGGCTATAATTTAGATTCGCCAGCACAATTTTTAGAGAAAATCTCTAAGGGAGATTATGAGATATATAAACTTACTAAAAGTTGCTACGCATTAGCGCGCTGGAATAGCGGATATTTTGAAGTATTAACATGCGCAGGAAATGTAGAAGAGTCTGAAAGAGCTATGTTAGCAATTGAGAAAATTGCGAGAGATGGCGGTGCGCATGGTGTAATAGGATTGGCGCGATATGGCTGGAAATCTTTGTTAGAAAAATTGGGATATGATGCAGGAACAAAGCTATGTTTTTTCCGCAAGGAGTTAAACTATGATTCCCTTTCCTAAGTTGCATATTGCAGAAAGTGCATTGAATAGAATTTTTAATGCGCTAGATGGTGAGATGCAATCGCTCAATCCGCCGATGGAAGCGCCAGAAGTACCAGACTCAACTATGGAAGGCGCAGCATTAGAGCAGGAATTAGAAACACCTGCTCCGCCTGTATCTCTACCTCCGGGAACAGAGGATGCTGCGGGCGTTGGTGCATTCGAGTCTGCGCGCTCAGGTGGAAGTGCATTTGATGGCGCTCTAATGGGAGCATTAGGCGGATGAGTACAAGCGAGAAGCGAATATTATTTACATTCTTATTCGCTCAATTAATTATGAAGGCGCATGATTTGGGATATGGGCCTGCTATAGATCAAGTAAAGCGTATGCAAGTAGAGGCAGATGCAAATGCAAAATCAGGCGCGGGCATTGTTAATAGTCTTCATCTTCTTGGCCTTGCTGGTGATTTGTTGCTCTACAAATATGGGCAATATTTAACAAGAACAGAAGACTATAAACAACTCGGAGAATATTGGGAAGGCTTGCATCCATTGTGCCGATGGGGCGGCCGTTTTAGCAAACCTGACGGCAATCACTTTAGTTTAGAACACAATGGAGTCAAGTAAATGTTTGATTTTAGCGCTCTCAACCAAATGACAGATGCGCGAGTATTCGCCTGTCGTAGTGGTTCAATAGCAGCAGGCTTAGCTGCAAATTCTGAAGTCTTTCAATGTAGGTGGCCTGCGGCAAACGTGTCAGGTCGAATGATACTGTTAGCAGTGCAAATTACTGCTGGCGTCGCTGGAACTAACTTCGCAGCAGGCGGAGTAAGTTTTAGATTGGGACGGGTAACAGGGTTCACTGCTGACGGAACAGGCGGGACAGCGCAATCTTTAGGAGCAACAAAGATTCAATCTTTAGCTCCCGGAACAGAAGTTCCAAATATGCGCATAGCCAGCACTGCCGCATTAGGTGCAGGAACAAAGACAATAGGTGAAGATTTCGGAAATTTAGTTTCTGCTGTTGATGTAACAAGCGTGCAATTTTGCCCGAATGCATTCTTGTTTAAAGCAGATGATTATAAGATTCCCATGATATTTGGGCCAGATGAAGGCTTTATTGTTAGAGCTAACGTGCCTGCTACGGGCGTTTGGCAGTTTGGTCTACAGTTAGCATGGGGAACTTTGCCGTAAACAGCAACGCTCGCTGTAATTAAAATGGCGGTAGTTGTGAGCTACCGCCATCTTTTTTATTCAGGATCACACTCTAAAAGAACTTGAACGCCTAGTGCGTCCTGAATATCGATCAGTTCTCCATAAGTAGGAACTTTGGCAGGGTTCTTACACCATTCAACAAGTTGATACTCAGGCACGCGCGATCTAGCAGCTATGACTCCTAGCAATCCGTCTTGCTGCTTATCTTGCAAATGCTCGCGAATAGTATTAATCCGCTGAGTTTCCGTTAGTATTTGCCGCTGCGTTAGCTTGCTCATAATTTCTAACTCTCTCTAAGTTGGTTGAAAATCTAGTTGATTGCAAGCGGGTAGTTGCATGAAAAATCTGCTCCTTCATCGCTTCGCTAAATGGGCCAGTAGTAATCATATCAACAGTCAACAAGGCGAGTGCCGATATCATAGCGGCACCTGTTTGCGCAGGTTCTTTATGCTGCGCAGTTTGATCTAGTGCGAAGATGATGCACATATCGCCCAAATCATTCATCAATTGAGTTACGGCTGCTCGCTGATCTTCTGTCATCTTATCAATATTAATCATGACTAAAACCGGAGCGGTTAACCCGCCCCGGTCCTTATAGTTAATTAACTCTTCGTTGAAACGTCAAACATCTTGGGTGCACTCTGCCCTTTCTTGGCATCGCCATATCCAAGAAATTCGACGCGAACGCTATCGCCGTCATCCGTTTCTTCAAACAAAGGCTCAAGAAATGCCGAACGCCACACAGTTACACGGCCAAGAACATGATCGTTGATAATCATAGTCTCTGTAGTGTATTCATCGTCTGTGCCGCGATTAACTGTAACCGGCTTCACCTTGCCGCGAACTCCCTGAATCACAGGATGCTTTTCAACATCCCAAGCGGGCGCGCGACCAATGACTTTATAGCCAGTTGGCAGCTTGACCGATGCTGATTTAGTCTGTTTCGCTTTGCTCTGCTTCTGTTTGGCTTTTGCCATGATATATAACTCACTCTTCTATGCTCGAATTAACGTCTACGAGCGCGACGCCGAGACCGTGATGGTCTCTTATAAGTTGAGATTGGTTCGACGTATCCGTTATCAACAAGCCATTCAAACAATTTAGGCGCACTTGTTGGAGATCGCTTGCGCATAGATCGTTTCGGCGGTGCCGAAATGAACTTATACGCAGGCTTTGCCCGTCTTGCCATACTTACATACCTTAAACTCACCAATGTTTAATAGGTTCCTCTCAGCTACTAAGAACTCATTAGGAACCTGTCCTTTCGCAATGGCTGTTTTCAACTTAGTAGGCTTATTAGTTTTATACTTACGTGTATTGCTGACTAACATAGCCTCTAAATTGCCTACAGTCCCTTGGAAACCGTGACGCGCAGCTTTAAGCACGTGCTTGCCGTCGAATGCTTGACTCGGGTACGTTTGGTCTGAAGCATTATCCGTATAGAAGATGTAGAGCTTGTTACGGAATAAAGCCAAATCTCCGGTGCCTTCAGAAACGAAGGCTCCGAGAACTTTTTCGTCAGCACCCTTACGAACTCCCGGTGCAAAGATTCCGTCAGTGGCAGTGTGTATTGCTTCATACTTATGTTCCATAGGATGCATAACGGATCTAGTGTGACCATTTATCAAACTAGCTCCAAATGGAAAATATAATCCGCCTGCGCGTTTAATCTTGGCCAACTTGCCATCTACTAAAGTAAAGTCAGGTGAAGTCTGAATGAATTTTCCTGTCAAAGCATTAAGCAGTATTTTGTACATATACTGCATAACTTTATCTAAGGTTTTATCAGACTTCTTAGCATAGAAATTAATCACATATTGCTGAAAAGGAGAATAAGAAGATGTCCCGTCATAGTGATAGCCAGAAATTCTAGTAAGCTTCACTTCGTCAGAAGCTATTGCCTCATTCAATTCACAGCCTGCAACCCAAACATCTGCAAACCCACCAATGATAGGTTTAAAATTATGGTCAAATAATGCAGGCCATTCACAAGGCGGAGTCTTACCAGATATCTTGTATATTCCTAAGTCTGGAACTGATCGCACTTTTGCGGCTTCTCTGGTGCTGTACTTCTTATAAGCAGCGGCATCTGAGAAGTCTGGAAAGCGCATCATTGCAGCAGGGTACGCACTCGAAAAATCAAGCGACGTAACAGGTGCATGCCAAGCCGGTGCACTGTTCGATTTAACCCTATTGACTCCACCATGATAAGAAGCAGCAGCACCCACCATCCACTCATATAAAGGAGGCTGATATATTTCTTTCCGCATGTAATGCAGCTTAAATACTGCTGCTGCCATTGATGCAAGCGATATTTGAGACGGTATTTGTAACTCATCATGAAATTTCTCAATAGCCAATCCTAAGTGATAGGCAACGACAGCATCACGCATTGCGTATTCAACAAAAACGCTATCACTCTTAGCAAATTCTTTCTCACCCAATCCAGCAGGACGCATCAATTTTGGTAGATGGGGGCAAGCAATGTTTGCTGCTTTCTCCAAAGAAGTTTGAAACCATAATATTGAGTCAACAAGCTCGATGTGTCGCTTGCCGTCAGATAAGTTGGCAAAGATAGGCTTTGAGTAACGGCCAGTAACACGCCAATTTCCGTAAGTGATGTCAATACCCCCATCACGAATTGAATTTCGCTTCTCCCACAAGATGGAGAGCATATCGAATTCAAGGTTATGGCCGTACATTCGATAATGGCCGGGCGCGAGTTTTCCAAGCGCTTTAAAGAATGCAGCAATCGCGCTGCCATCTCGTTTGATAAATATACACCCGTTGATTTCACGTGCTTGCTCGCTGTACAACTGCAATGTAATAGGACGGCCTCTGTTAGTCTCAGAGTCCATACCAATAACTTTATAGCCGGATCGGTTGCTATTTCTTCCCACGGGATGAAACTCGCTTATCCTTTGTGGAATTAAATGTGAGCCGTACACCTGTAGCACCCTGCTTATCTATCTTAATAAACAAATCGCCAGAACGCAGCGGCGTAATAGCCACGTGCGAAGTCTGCCACCCGTAAACACCTAACCAGTCTTTCCCCTTGTGCTTCTCAAGAAATACGGCTTCATCATTAGCAATCTTCGCCCATTCTTTATATTTATTCGGCTTATGACTGTAAACATAGTGTTCATTAATCACTACGCCATCATCAAATTCCGTATAGATATAAAGAATGGCGACATTGTGACGTGACTCAACTGAGGATTCATGCGCCTTCTGATTAATAGCTAGGTGTCCATCATCACTACGATGCATAGAACGCACAAGTCTATCAGCCAACAAGCTACCGTCATCCGTCACAATGTCGTCGTAGTCCATCACTCCCTCATATATTTATCTGGATCAGTTTGAATCTTATTCGTCTTCCGCAAGTTCTCTTCGCGAACGAACCGGAGATAATCGCTGTTGTTCTGTGCGCGTAGAAACTCTATCGCCTTGATCGCCTTCACTACTGTTGCCTTTGTTGACTCTAACTCGTTTAGTATCACTAGCAGACTTTCCTGCAACATTAGGCTTCGTTTTAGATTGCTTGGCATCTTCAGTGCTCCAATGTAATTCCCAATATTTGCGATAGATAAGAGGCATTGTGCCTTCCTTCTCCCATCGCGTTATGCTGGCCTGTGATGTACACAGTAATTCCTTCGCTTGATTCTGAGTTATGCGCCTAGCTTGACGCGCAGCCTTCAAATCAAAAGCGGGTAGGGCCTTCTCTGCTTCTGCGCGTTTCGGCACAGTTGTTACCTCCTAAGTTCTTCAGATACACCATTTAAATTTGCGTGGTTAGCGAGCCAATGAAGATATAGAGCCCAATCACCACGCATCACAATAAAGAGAAAGAATGCTCGCTTACGTTCCTGCTCATTCATTTTGCTTGCCTCCTAAAAGCGAAATGCCTGCACGATGGCAGGCACTTCACTTTGAGGATGCTTAGATTTTTAAAGCGTGAACTCTTCAGGCTCCTTGTTGGCAGTGTCATCAAAGGCAGTGGCAAACTTTCCGAAACGCTCGCGAAGAGTCTTGAGAATCTTCTCTCGCTGTGCAGGCTCACTCAGGTAGTTAGAGCGGTTCGCGAGAATCGTCACAGCATCAAGCGCCTTGAGCGCACGGCGCACACGCTTGGGAGCAATCTCCTTAAAGCGCAGAGTCTTGAGATGCGCGCGAGCGACAAGCTTCTCTTGATCGCTCTTAGCATTCTTAACAGCAGCTTCAGCCGCTACACGCTCCGCTGAAGGAGGCTTGCGCGCCTTGCGTGCCTTCTGCGCCTGTTCCTGTTTCTTCGTATCAGCCATGTGAATATCTCCTAGTGTTAATCAAAGTAATGTGCGTATTGCACTTCATCATCATCCATCGCCTGCATCATGTCGGCCGTCTCGGGATGTGTATACATCGCTTCGAGATCAAGCCTTAGCTGTTCATCCATCACATCTCCCTTATCACATTGAATACCCATTGCGAACACTACTTATAGTGACGAGTCGTGTCCAATAGATTGTATCTATCGATCCAGCTCACACGATTGATTGACATCTCAATGACTTTGCTCTACTCAATGCGGTTAATTTGATGCGAGCTACTCAGTGCATGTATTTGTGCACACTATGTGCATTGTATATTTAATTCTCTGCATGGAATGCCTATATTTATAGGCTTTTATGATGATGACTATATCCTACAAGAAATAACCCCCCGAACTGCGAGAGCTAAGTGATGGTTGACACCTCAAGTATTCTATCGTAAGTCATTGATCCGTAAGGAGTTAGTGG